TATTATTTCAGGAGGAGGAAGAGAACCTCATTCTATAGGAAGACCTTCAAGACCACCATCCAGACCATACAGACCTTCACGTGATGGAAATGAATGTGGTGATGGTAAGATTGCTGGTGGTATATTAGGTGGTGGACTTGCTGCTGCTATCTCAAGAGGAGATGGTCGTTGGTGGGCAATCCCATTAGGTGTAGTTGCTGGTAGTCACATTGGATGTGATATTGATGGAGGATAAATGGATATACATGACATACCTGGTATAGGTGGTTTTTATACTAAACAAGAAGTAGATGCCTTAATCAAGGCTGCTGTAGATGAAGCGAGAGCAATTGATGAAGAGTCAATGCGTAAACACAATAGAGATGCTACTATCATTAGTATGATACTTGGGTTTACAGCGTTAGCATTATTTGTTGATGGATTACTTCGTATACTTGGCATCATTCCACCGTTCTTAGATATAGATGTAAATGTAATTGATGACATCATTGATAAAGTTGAAAGTGATATGATACCAGTAGTACAAGATACAGTTAAGAAAATACCAAGGATAAGATGACTCTAGAACAAGATTGGGATTTCTATTTCCAACAACGTCCTAATGGTGGACCTTGGGATGTGGAGAATAATTATGTTCCAGATCTATCTGTGGTAAATTTTATTAGAGAACATAGTGTACCAACTACAGCAAGAATATTAGATTGTGGTTGTGCTGATGGTAGAAACACTAAGTATCTTGCAAGTAGAAATTGTACAGTAATTGGATTAGATTTTTCAAAGACTGTAATAGATAGAGCTGCTAAGTCTATTCCTGAAGCAACTTTTGTGTATGGTGATGCTAGGTCATTACCATTTGCTGAAGGTAGTTTTGATTATATTATTGATGCTGGAGCACTTCATGTTAATCATCCAGATGATGCTCTCTTTATTATAGAAGAGTATCATAGAGTTCTTTTGTCTTCGGGTAAAGTATTCATTAGAGTATTCTCTGCTGGAAACGACTCATTATATGAACCTATCTTTAATGTAACAAAAGATAGTTTACCAGTCTACGGATACACTGTTGAGGAATTTGAAACTCTTATTGAAGATCATTTTCGTGTGTCAAGAAGGACTCACGCTCCCATGTATGGTGCTCATGGTAACGGATGTAATTATTATCATCTGTCAAGGAAAACTTAAATCATTATAAAAAAACCCTCTTTTATGAGGGTTTCGTTATAAAATAGTGTGTAAGATTCAACACAATACAAATGTCAGGAGATTTTTTCTCACATAATGATCAACAACCGCCTGTATGCAAGGCATCTAAAGCTATGGATGAGATTAAAGAATCTCGGTGGTATAATACCAATTATATTATTGAAATAGAAAGCTTGATGGTTAATCAAAGGTACAGGACTGGTAGCCCCATGCAAGAGTAGGGGGGTCATATATTATTCGATCTTTGATTCCCAGGAAACCGCAAAAAAAACTCGGCATATTTTTTGGTCAAAAGGGTTTTTTAGTAACCTCCGTATCCTCCACTAGAAGAACTTGATGAACTAGAGGAACTAGATGATGAAGAACTACTACTGCTACTGCTGGTACTTGTTGTACTGGTGGTAGCAGTTGTTGTAGATGTGGTAGTATTACTTGCAGTAGATGTAAATGCTACTGATGGTGCTGTAACTGTTGTTTCTTCTCCAACCTTTATTATTGAACTACCTGGTCCATTATCATAAGAGGTTACAACTCCTAATTCGACTTGATTACTTACACTAGCACTAATATAACCTCTAGTGTCTATGAATCTTTGTGCTACGCTTAATTCTGTCTTCTTATTATTCTGATCATCTAATTCTGAATGTGGTTCATATGCAACTAAATTGGCAAATTCGTCAGTAATCATATTTGTCAATTGTCCTGTAGGAATTCTTATAAGTCTCTTCATATCGTTTTCATACGATTCGTGTTCATAATTACTTACTGGATATATTGATTCCTCTGATGTCTTAGTTGTTCCGTCTGGTAATACTGCTCTAAATGTGGAATTGACCTCTATACCTCTTTTAATGAAAACTATATCATTGTACAGTATTTCTTTAGTTTCGTAATGATGGACTTGATCGGAATCTGTGTATTTTTCCTCGCAGTAGTTTTGAAGTTCAAATTCGGATTTTGGCCATTGTTCATATACATCTGTAATATTGTTTACAAGAAGTATTACCCAATCAAGTCCAGAACTGCCAAGTACTGCTAATGCAAGATCTGAAGGTTTAATCCCATCTGGGATAGATGAGGTTTCAAACAGAGTTGTGTATTTTTCAAGATCATCTCTGATTTTGCATCTTCTGAAAATATTCTTAACAAGGCGATATTTGAAACTTTCATCGTCTGTAAGACCTTCTCCAATATAGGTATTTGGTAATTGTGAAAAATATGCCATATTTAGTAACCGTCTACAATATCTTCGGTTGTGAGTAGTTTAGTCTCTGTAAATTGTACGTTTAATACCAATGCTGGTACATTTAGTAGTGAATTACCACCTGCTCTTTTTAATGCATTGTATTGGTTATCTGGAGTATAGTTCACTGTAACGTTTGTACATACTGAAGGATGAATTTTAAAATGTAGGTTACTATCTAAATCACCACCACTTGTTACTAGATTTCCTTGAGAGTCAAAACGACAGAATTGTATATCAAACTTTCTTGGAACTTGGAAATATCTCTGACTTTCAGCAGTTGTCATTAATTGTTTCTTTCCTGTCCAAGGATCATCCTCGCTATTATCCCATCCAAATAGATCTTTCAATGCTTTGATTGTTTCATCAAATGGTTCGTATTTTGCTCCTTTTTTACCAATTTTAGTACCCTTTTTTCGTACTTTTCTTGCTAATTTACCAGATTCAAATGTTGGGTGAGAACCCATTTTAAACCATTGGCAAATTGACCATATATTCTCTGCTTCTGTAGGGTTTCTAGCAAGCATTTTAAAGCTGAAATTATGATTACGGAAACTCATGTTATTGAAGACCTGTTCCGTATAGGGGTTAAATATTCTCCCCTTTGTCATTTGCTCTAAACTGTTAATATCAACACTACCTTGTAATCCTAAAAATCCACTAATACTGTTTGCTGCTTGTACCATTGCACTTGCACCAAATTCAGGATTTGCTGCTTTTGCAGCCATTTGGATTGTTTCTGCTAATGAATCAAAATTTATTTCACCTTCTACATTTGCTGCTGCGTTAGCAAGAGCAATACCACCAACTCCGAGATCTACGGTTCTATAGTTGGATTGATATGTTGTTGATAATGCTGGTGGCATATTGATGTATACCGTATCATTATCATATACTTTATCTGCTTCAACTGCACCTATATTTCCACCATAAAATGCTTCATTATTGTCTCTGAATGACATTTGGAAGCTTTTAAACCTCACCCAGTCAATTGCATAGGTAGCACCATCAGCATCTCTATGGCGATCACCGTGAGATACAGGAGCTCGGTATGGGTATCTAAAAATTGACAACTTAACTACCTAAATATTAACATGACCTGTATTTATTTATGCGTTATAAGCGAGGAAAATACTTTCCCAAGAAACCTAATAAGTATAAAGGTGATTATCGTAATATAGTCTATAGGTCAGGGTGGGAACTTAAGTTCATGAAATTCTGTGATTATAATTCTTCTATTACTGAATGGGGTAGTGAAGAAATTATTATTCCTTATATTTCACCTGTTGATGGTAAACGTCATAGATACTATCCAGATTTCTATGTTAAAACTAACGGTAAGAAGTATATCGTAGAGGTTAAACCATCAAGACAGACTAAAGAACCAAAAACGCAGAAAAAGGTTACTAAAAAGTATATAAATGAAGTTGTCACTTGGAGTGTCAACAATGCAAAGTGGAAAGCAGCAACCGAGTTTTGCAAAGATTATAATATGGAGTTTATGATCATTACAGAAAAGGAGCTTAGAGTATAATGCCTTGGCGTTCAGACATACCACATAAACAGCAAGCTAGATCGGGATATCCAAGTTTGCAGGAGATGATGGCATTTTCCTTAAAGGATAAGGATTATTCTCCAGCTTCGACTAATTTATTTACAATACACATTGTAACACCAGCGTTATTAAAAAACTGGCAGGCAAGAGATGGGCAAGGTGGTCATATAATATCAGATACTATTGGATATAGAGATTCAACATTTATGCCTGATGCAGGTGGTAAAGGTGGACTATTAGGTAAATGTTTAAATTTTTATTGTCAAACTATTAGTATACCAAGTAAACAGGTTACAACTGGTTCACTTGTTAATATAGGTACTGCAACTAAGTATGCTACAGGATCTGCTTTCAGTCAAATTTCTGCAACCTTTATTTCACCTAAATCTCAACATAGTAGAAATTTCTTTGAAAGATGGATACAATTGATGGCTCCTGATGCTAATCAGTATAGTGATTATTATGATTATTATAATGCTCCTAGAATGATGATTTTTAAATGGGAGAAAGGTGGACAACGTGAAGAACCTTATACATTTGAAACTAGAAATCAAAATGCAAAGATAGAAGGATGGAATCCTAATGATAGACATCCACAGAAAGCATTTAATTATAAGTTAACTGCTAGTTGGGAGATGCAACAGGCATTTCCTTATAATCTAGGATCTACTCAGTTAAATAACTCAGCAGCACGTGCTATGACGTTTACAGTAGGATTCTTCTTTGAACGTTATAGATTCTATACAGCAAGTCAATTTGACGAACCTGGTATAAGAACACAAATCTCTATTCCTGGAATGGGATCACGAGATGATGATTATTATGATCCTCTCGTTGATGCTCAACAGATATTTGGTTCTGTAGACGCAACACAAAAATCCCTCGGAATATGGTAAAATAATATGCCACTACCAGAAATACCTTACGACCCCTGGTTTCATAAACCTCACCCCCACGACTCTATGCCTATTGCAACTGATGAACCTCTAGATCTTGCACCAAGTTCTGTAGAACCTCAAGATGAAGAGAAAGAAGAAACACCACACGAAACTGCTTATCGTTTAGCAGTTGAAAAACATAGTCCTTGGCCTGGCGGAGGTTCCGAGAACTTTCATAAATAATTTTACTGAATTGAATTTACAATGCCATTACCTACATTAAGTGTACCTAAGTACAAACTGAAACTGCCTTCTGATGGCAGAACTGTCAATTTTAGACCTTTTCTTGTAAAAGAAGAGAAATTGCTACTTTTAGCAACTGAGACAGGTAGTCAAGAAGATATTGTTACTGCAATTAAAAATATCATTACTGAATGTACTGATATTCATGATATTGATGATCTCCCAACTTTTGATATTGAATATGTCTTTCTTCAAATCCGTACCAAATCTGTTGGTGAGGCTGTTGAGGTTAATGTGACATGCCCTGATGATGGAGTAACGGAAGTACCTGTTAAAATACCTTTGAATGAAATTAAAGTCAAAAAAGACAAGAAGCATAAGAAGGATATTAAATTGGGTGACGATATTATCTTAACTATGAGTTATCCTAGTTTGGATACATTTGTTCAAATGAACTTCCAAGATGAAGAACCTACTGTAGATTCTGTTTTTGAAATGGCAGCAGGATGCGTAAAGCAAATTGCTGATGCTGAACAAGTATATGATGCGTTAGATACTCCTAAAGAAGAGATGATGGAATTCTTTGAGCAGTTGAGTAGTAAGCAGTTTCAAGAAGTTCAAAATTTCTTTGATACTATGCCTAAACTATCTCATACTGTTAAGGTTACTAATCCTAAAACTAAAGTTGTAAGTGACATAGTTCTAGATGGATTAGCATCTTTTTTCGGATAGCTCTACTCCATCAAAATTTACAAACCTTCTATGAAGTTAATTTTGCACTTATGCACCATCATAAGTGGCCATGTGATTATATTGATAACTTGATTCCCTTTGAAAAAGAGATCTATATGAATCTCTTAATGAATTATCTTAAAGAAGAAAACAGGCGAATGGAGGAGAGCCAGAGGCAACAACAAAAGTAGCATTAATCAATAGTGGCAAATAAATTTACACATAAGTTTGTAAATGCTGGAGTAAAGGGTAAACTTACACCAGCACTTTTTGCTGCAAGGAAATCTATTACTGCTACTAATAGGATAGGTAATACAATAGCTAGTATTGGTAATGTCGCATGGGATATTAGGCAAATTGCTGTTAAATCAGCAGCAAATAAAGTACTAGCAGAACAGGCACAAAGAAGGAGAGAGCAAAGAGAAAGAGACCAAGAAGCTGAAGAAGCAGCAGAACTGGATAAATCGTTACAATCGAAAACGGCACAGAAACCAACCTCTAAGCAGAAAGGTATTGCAGGAAAGTACTTTGGTTGGTTAAATGGGTTCCTTAGACCTATAGTAGAATTTTTTGGTTGGTTAATTAAGGTTACTCTCATTAAGAAGATTCTTAATTGGCTGCAAGATCCTGAGAATAAAACAGCGTTAAAAACATTTTTAGAGAGATTTACCTTTGTTGTAAAGAAATTATATAGTTTTGTTAGTTGGATTGTAAAGGATAATATTCTTGATGGACTCGCAGATCTGTTCGGAGCTGGTGGTGAAGACGGTAAGGATTCATTCTGGGATAGAGTAAGAGGACTAGGTAAGCTCATGTTTGGGCTTACCATGATGCGATGGTTGCTCAATCCATTTGCAGCAGTAACTGATATTGTAGGGTTACTTGATTTTATAATGAATTGGCGATTGCCACCGTTGAGGATAAAAGGATTAAAGAGGCTTTGGGGTAGACGGATAAAGAAAGGATTTAATGCACTTCGAGAGAGTAAACGTCTGAAGAAGATGGTTCAAACCATCAAGAAATTCGGCAGACCCATAATGAAGCCGATTAAGTTCATTGGGAAGCAGTTTCAGAATTTTAGGAAGGGTTTTAAGGGTGTAACAAAGGCAGCAGATATTGCTAAGACGACTAATACGTTATTTCCTCATATAGCATCTGGTTCTAAGAAGGGTAGTAAGGCATTTGAGGCTGGAAAACAAGTTAGGCAAACTCTTAAAAATTTCTTTGGACCTGGAAGTAAGTTTGGTAATTTATTAAACAAATTACCTTTTAAAAATTTCCAAGTTCCTAAACCAATGAAGCCAAACCTTTTTGGTAAGGCATTGAGTAACAGGTGGAAAAAGGCTGTTGATGGGATTAAATCTGGTGTCAATACTATTGGTAAGTGGGGTAGTAATGGATGGGATTATCTAAGTAAACTTCCTAAAAAGCAATTTGATAAAGTTTCTAAGAGATTCCTTGAACCTGTATGGAAACGAGTAAAGCCTATTGAGAAACAGGCTCGGAGATTAATGGATCCATTTAATAATGCGGTTAAAAATTCTCCTGTTGGTAAGCTTGTTAGAGGTGCAGGAGCAAAGAAAGTAGGTGCTTCAAGATTAAAGGATATACCTCTTTTAGGTTCTCTTGTTAATTTTTACTTTGCTGTTGATTCATTTAAGAATGGTGATACTGTTGGTGGTGTATTAGAGTCTATTGCTGGTGCAGCAGAATTAGCTGGTTATTTGGTACCAGGTGCTCAAGCGTTAATACCTGCTGGTGTTTTAATAGATCTATATTTACTTTCTAGAATTATTCCTGGTGGTGTCGGTGAATCTATAATGGAATGGGAGAGAACTAAAGCGATTCCAGGAATGGCTAATCTGTTTGAAGGTGCTCTTGCAGGTACTAAGGGTACAGTTCAAGCTGCTAAAACACAGATAAGTAAAGCATTTGATGGTATTAATAAATGGATTGGTGCTGATAAAGAAGCACAAAAAACAAAGCATATAACTGAAGGTCAGGGTGATGGCTCTGGAATGTCCAAAGAGGAATCTGATTTTAAATCAGGTGATGGTAAAAAGGAGAAAAAAGGTCTTTGGGGTTGGCTCTTTGGAAAGAAAGAGAAGAAGAAAACATATTCATATACCGCA